AATAAACTCACCCGCATGAGCCGCTTCAGTTTGTGTAGCCATTTTACTTACCTTCTATTTGCTTGTTTACGTTGTGCATAAATATCATGCGAATTTACCGATTTAGCTTGATTTTCAGCTACAATAACCGGACTTGCAGCAGAATTGTTAATCTCTGTATCCCCTGTCGTCAGCATATCAAACAAGTCTTTCCTAACCTGCTCAACACTCACCCCAGACTTAATATAATCAGCCGCCACTTCAGGCACTTTAGCCGCCGCACAAATAGCTTTTATCTCCGCCGCTGTTTGTGCCGTCTGTTCCTGTTCTTTCTGCTCCGCCGACTCATCATCACCATCACCCTCAGAACCCGCCTCATCATCACCCATACCAGTGCCTTCATCACCCGCATCATCAGACATAGATAACTGCATAATTGCATCAACAGCCATAGAACCTTCTTTTACCAGTGCAATATCGTCCCCAGATTGATCCTCCATAGTCACTACAGCAACACTACTATCACCTTGCGGAATCAAAGACTGCAATAAATCACTAAACGTCCCAAGTTTATGAGCAAAACCCGCCTCAACCGCTCGCTCGCCATGAAAAGTACCGGCCTCAGTCGCTTTTACAGCATCCACACTTAATCCCAGATTACGCGCTGTAGTTGCGGTAAAAATGTTATACAAACGGGATACTTCACCCTGAAAACGCGATTTAGCCTCAGCACTTAACGCTTCATGCGGATTTCCGTCAATTTTTTGATTACCGGCATAAATATATTCAATCTTTATACCCATCTTATCGTTAAATTCAGACTGATTAACGTGATAACTCACCACACCCACAGAACCCACACCACCAGTACGGGTAATCCACACCTCATCAAACGCAGAAGCCAGCGCAAAACCCGCCGAATAAGCCATATCATCAACCATTGCAATCAGCTTAGTACCCTGACCGCGCGACCCATAAATATGATCGCTTAAATCCATATTCTGAGCCGCCATACCCCCAGGCGTATCAAACCGCCCGATAATGGTTTTAATAGCAGGATCAGCCAATAACATATCAAAATCAGTCTTAATCTCTTCATAAGACAACGGGCCACTACCGCAAGGCCCAGGAGTCTCCCTGGCAACCAATGCACCGGAAATATCTAACACCCCAACTGTAGCCTCAACCTGATTTTCACCACGCCGACCCACATCACCCTTCATCTGGTTAATATCCGAATGCAAATAACCCTGAATCACCATTTCACCCATACCCGGATGCACAAATAATGGCTGATTCATGGCCTTAGCATAAAGCTCAGTCACCACCTGATTAGAAGAGTCCCGATTAAACAATCGGGTTAGTAATTTAATAGGGTTACTCATTCTGTTTCCTCTGTTAATTTTAATTCTTTCTCACGCAACATATCCTCAGCCCGTTCATTATCCACAGCCACCGCATCCCGGTTATTCTGTGTAATCTGCTGCTGTCTCGACTCAATACCGCCTTCCCTGTCAATCCGTTTAGCATTCGCATCCTGTAATGGATGAATAGAAGGCCATGCAGGGGCAGTATGATCCGCCCGAATATACTCATGCCTGCTTTTCTCAAACCCAGGCGCACTTATCGCACCCGACAACACCGCAGAATCAATAACCGCATTCCACATCACTCTACAAACCTGCTGAATCGTGATTAAATCCTGTGTTTGTTCAATTTCTTTTCGATATTGGTTCATAATAGCTCGCCATACACGGTCATTAATCCCCCGATAATCCCCAGTCGTCAGCTCATAAGGCACATCTTGCCCCGCCGCAACCGCTAATAACTGTCTACGCTGAAAATCCTCGTTACCATTCCCCGCCTCATCACCATTAAAAAGCGTAATTTCTTCACCCGGCAACAAACTAGGGAACGTACCCGACTCCAAATCAAGCATAGGTACGCCATTATCATCCTCATTAATGGGCTCACCAGAAATAGGATCATACTGGTAATCATCACTGCCATAATCAGGCCTGTGAATAACACCCGTAAACTGCGCCCTGGTTTCCTTCCGAGTTAACTCAGCATCATCGTACTTATCAAATACATGCGCCCTAACCATAGATTGCACCGCATTAGGATCACCGCGCATTTGCCCCGGTCTTAATGGAACAAAATGATGAATAATTTGCTCCGCAGGCACACGCACCAGGCCACTAAAATCAACCATCCCTTCATGGGGATGCTTCTTGTGCATCCAGTACGCTACCCGCCGCCCTTCAGCATCTACCTCAATCCCTGAAATAATCTCATTACCATTACTGGCTTTCTCATTCAAACTAGCCGGGCAAAATTCAGCCTCTAATAACTGAAATTGCACAGGCACAGGCAATCCATCAGACATTTTCCGTTGTCTAATGCGAATAAACACCTCACCCGCCTCTTTTCTAGCCCTTGCCGCCTGCCACTGAATCCCATAGGCATTTAAAATACCACTAGCATCCGCATACGGACACCAATCGGCCCATAAATCTTTAATCGCTAACTTAAACGGTTCATTAACAGCCTTAGAACGCGGGATAATCCCAGTGCCAATCTCATTGGCAATATCAGCCTTTAAACCCCTAGCTAACCAGGGATTATTACGAACAAGCGAGCGCATCCGCTTACGAATAAAATCAAGCTCAACAGTAGACGCTTGATTAGGCCCAAGCTGAGGCGCATCCCAGCCGCCCAGCTTACGCCCGGTAGCACTGGCCTCATAAGCCCTGTTTTCAATGTTTAAAGGCTTGCCATTTACACCCACAAGCACAGGCTGTTTTTTAATTCTTAACGCATGTGTCATTACAACCCTTTATTAGTTCTGGCCCGATAACCCATAGGTCGCCTAACACCACTCACCGCAGCCGCCGCATCATTAATATCTTTCTGCATAGCATCAACAGCCGTGAGCATTTCAGAAATCGAATGATACTCAATAGACCGCCCATTTAACTGAACTCTACGCTGCCCTTTAGCAATCGCAGCCTTTAAGGTATCTAAATTTGCTTGTGTCCAGGCCACGTTATTCCTCAGCCATAGGATTAAACACAGCAGGCATATCTTTAACATGAGAGCCTAACTCAAATATAAAACCCTTATTTAAAATACGTTCCTCACGCAATTCATCCGACTCAATATTCTGCATAACATCCCTAAACTGCCGCATCGACTTACACTGGCCCAATGTTCGACGGATACTCTTATAATCAATATCAAAATAACCAGAAACAGCAATAAAACTATTCCACTTTGTATCAACATCAAAAAGCCATTTAATAGCAGAATAACGGTCAGAATCATGAAAATTTCTGGTTTCCGCTGAATAATAATCACTAATAGCCTGCAAAATCACAGACAACCAAAGCGCCTTAACCGCCAAATAATCGTTCATAGGTATCCTTTTTCTTATATTAAGCCATCTCCTGTTGGAGATGCTTGTGTGAGAAGAACAAAAACAATCAATAACCACAATGAAATTTACTTTCACAAACAGGCTTATCTTTTTTTAGCAATCCAGACCTGACCCTCTTATCGTTCTCCCTATGAAACATCTTTCTCCACCACCGCTCTTGATGTTTCCAACCAGGACATTTTTGGTGATAACCGTCATCAAACAAATCTAAATGTATCATCGCCTAACCCTCATCCTGGCCCTACGCACAGGCGCAGCCTTAACCGGCTCAACAACCTCAGCCTTAGAACCATAAACTTCACTATTACTATCCCACTCAGCCGCCCAAGCAGGCGGACTGGCCCAATTAATCTCAGATTGCCAATGCCCCACCAACTTAACCAAAAACCCAGCCTCGGCATAACAAAACAAATCAAAAGACTCGTTTCTAGCCCCTTTAGCCTTATCCCAGCCTTCTTCACTACGTTTTTCAGCAACCAACTCATCATAAAACCACTTACCCAACCAATCAGGAAAGTGAATATAGTTATCACCCGGCTCAACCCGGCTTAAATCAGCAAAAACAGAATCCTTTAATGCCGTAGTATTTAACAACCACAAAGGCAACTCATTAGTCACCTTAGCCTTTCGCGCCGCAGAACTGGTTTTATCAGGCGAAGTTTTAAAAATCTTAGGTTTATTCGCAGTCCGCTTAGGCCGCTCACCCTTAATCAAACAAAACCGACTATGTAACTGCTTACGCCGCATTTCACGCCAGAACATATAAGCCCGTTCCGTGACACCTTCACGCCCACCGGAATCACAAGCGGTCATTAACACAGCCATTTCACGCCCCGCATCACCCGCAAGCGGATAACGCCTTTTAATCACCTTTTTTTCAATTAAGAACCAATCCTCAATATGCGCCGCAGGATCAACAGGCCTAAACCCATCATTATCAGGACGTTCAGAGCGGTCAATATCGAACCGATCAACCAACCATTTTTCTTTATTAACCCCATACCCAACAACCTGAACCACAAACTTACTTTTTTGCACATCAACAGACGCACTTAAAAACCGAACCCCTTCAGGCACAGCCCGTTTAGGTAAATCCTCGGCCCGATCCATATACTCATCAGCATTAACCGCAGACATTAACCGCCGAGGCAAATAAGGTGATCCAAAATCCACATTAACCGTAGTCTTAAGGTTTTGCTCACTCCCGGTAATATCGTACTCACGACACCCGTTTAAGAATTTTTCGACCAATGAATTAGGACTTGAATACGCTGCCATAATCCCAGGAAACCAATAAGATGCAATGCGTCTTTTTATAGACTCACCAACAACCTCACCCTCCTTTTCAATCTTACAGCCTTGTGGCAACCAAATATGGCCCTCGTTCATAGCGCGTTTGTGCCGCGTGTCTATCAAACACCCATGAGCCGAACAAACAAACCGCGCTTCTCTAAATATCTCAACATCAGTTGCCCCAAACAAATCACGGTTATGTACAAAATCTAAACCATGCTCATCCATAGGCGACATATAATATTCGCCACACTCAGGGCATTGCACATAATAACGCCGCATATCCCCCATATTGAACAATGATAATGCACCACCACAAGGCGGCGCTTCATGTTCATACCGAGGCGTATAATTAGGATCACTCACCTCAAACCCAGGCGAAGTTTCAACCAATGTCATACCACGGCTTAAAAATTTAGTAGTACGCTTTTGCGCTAAACTAAAGGGACTCCCTTCTTTTTCAATATCCTGATCCATCCGGTCATAATCAGTCAGCAACACATATTTAAGCGGCTTGCCCGACAACTTATTAATCGAAGGCCAAGCCTGAAACAAAATATTACCCGCCCGAAATACCTTATCAAACGTATTATCAGCCTTACTACCCGGAGCCAATTCTTTCTTAATTTCAGGACTATCCCGAAACGTCCGTTTAATCACCTGCATATCAAAATCACGCGCCGTGTCTTTTGAAGTCTGCAAAATCATAATGTCAGACGGATCGCACTTTAAAACATATGCCAAAAAACAGGTAATTAACGCCTGAGTCTTACCACTTTGAGCCGGGCCAACAAAAATAACCGCCTCATACTGCCGACTGGTTAAACAGTTCATCGGCTCAATCATATAAGGCGTTAAACCTGAGTCCCACCTATCAATCCCACCACTGGAAGTACGCACATTTACATACCGACTAGCCGCCTCACTCACACTAATACGCTCAGGCGGTCTAACCATCCGAGCAATATCACGGCGAATATCAACCGCAGAAGCTAAACTCATGTTTCCAGTTGTTCAGCCATATCAACCCGCACAGCATCAATCATCAGTTCAACACCACTAATTACTTCAGGCGGAAAATCAAAATCTCTTTCTAACTTATCAGGCAACGTTTCCAAAACATGCAAAGCAATCTTAGCAATCTCAGCCATTTGCTCACGACACTCTTCAACAGACGTTAAAACCCCAGTATCCCGCTCAAATTTAACCCGGTCATTCTCAGACCGATACCAGTCAGACCGTTCTTTAGGAACCATCCTATTAGGATCATTCAACAACCCGCCTTCAGAAACCTGCGGAACCAGAATAGCCTGTGCCGCCTCACCCACCCGAAAAACCGGATGCTTACGCCGAGTTCCACAAGGTTGAATACCACCATCACGCAAACGCCGACCAACAGTCTCACGCGCAACACCAAACTCACGCGACAACTGGTTTAAAGACCAGGAAAAATAATCATCCTGAGAAACAACAGCAGCACTCACAGCAACTAACTAATCAGAAAAAAAAATAAACATTCATCCATGATATCACCCCAAAAAAAACAAACTCTCAACTAAAAACCAATCAACCCTCTACAACCCAATAACCACACCACACACAGCCAACCACAAGACATGTAGTTGAGACCATAGCACCACCAAAAATTCAAAGAAAACGCGCGTTTCCTTCCTCGCATAGAGTT